AGCAATGTTGTCCATATCTAACAAGTGAACTCTTGAAGTTGTATCTTTCTTAACGTGTTGTGATAGGAATATTGGTATTCCATCATAAGAACCAACTCGTGAATCAAAGTTCAAACCAGCTTCTCCTGCTACTCCATTCATGTTAGCTCCACCTTCTCTTGCTAAATCGTATCTGAATGTTGTTCCAGTTCCACTACCTGTTGACATTAATGCTTTTAGATTTTGATATGTATCATATCCAGTTAATAAAATTAAACTGTTATAATTTACACCGTTTTCTAATGCTTCTTGAATTAAGTCATCTAAGTCTGATAATGCCAAAGCATCGTGACCTGCGCCACCTGGTGTTCCTAAAACACAGTTACCTTCTGCCCAAGCGTTTGCTCCTGCACCATCTCTAGTAATGTCATACATATCTAAGTCAGTTGCACCACTAGCAATGTAAGGTCTTGCTGCTGCGTCAGTTCCAAGTCTGTCTAAAGATTCAAAGTTATTAGATGCTGGAGTGTCTACAGTTTCTAACAACATTTGGTCAATTTTAAAAGAGTGAGCTTCACCGTTTTCTCTTCTCATAAAAGCAGCTAAATTTCCGAGACCATCATCAGCTTCTGCTAATAGCTCTGCTTTAGATGTCATTTGCCACGGGGTTACTACTTCTTTTAGAGTTGCAGTGACTTCAGTGATGTCTGGTTTGTCAGTTTCTGGGAACTCGCCACCTTCTGCAACTCCTGCAGTTGTGCCGTGTCTTCCAGTCATAACTCTCCAACCTGACTGTGTCCATGCTTCTTTCTTCAAAAGTTTAAAAACTTCTGACTTAGTATTTAGTTGATTAAACACTTTAGCACCAAACATTGTATTGTATCCACCTGCCAATGTTGATGTAGTAATGTTGTCATCAGCTTTACTAATACCGTATCTCTTGGAAATTCCAAGTGTTCCGCCATAGTAGGCGTTTACATATTCTTCAAAGTTCATTCCTGCCATATTTAATTACCTCCTTCAAGTTCATCCCATGATTTGTCAATATTGTTCCAATCAAAGGATTCAGTTTTAGGATTGTCAGTTGGAGCTGGTGTTCTTTTAGCTCCTGCATAAACGGATATACCGTATTTTTTAAGTGATTTCATTACAACATCTAAGGAAGGTTCTTCAGATTTTTCCATCTCTTCTTCTTTTTCCTCTTCCTCTTTTTCTTCTTCTTCTTTTTCTTCGTCGTAATGACTTGGTTTTGAAAGTTCATCCATCTTTTCTCTCATTGCTTTCATCTCAGTAGCAAGTGATTCAAGAGTTAGCTCTTCAGCATCTTCTTTTTTCTCTTCTTCTTCGACAACGTCAGGTAAATCTTCAGGTGCAATGACTTCAACTTCAATAGTTTCTTCGGATTTTATTTCCTCTGAAACTTCATCAGTTTTTTCAGCTTCTTTTTCAGGTCCGCATCCACAGTCTGCGTCCTTTTTGACTTTGCTCATGTTGTCCATGTTGGATTGGTTGTTTATAAAACTGACGGTTTTGTCGGCTTCATTTAAATCTAAAACTGTTCGCAACTCATTTTTGGAGTCGTTTACCCCCCCTTTTCCGATAGGAATACAGTTAGGAACTTTTTTTCCATTGACAATTTTAAATCCTAACATTTCGTATCCTGCCCAACATGGGTCAGCTTTTTCTTCATCATCATCCCTTTTTGCTACTGCTACGTTTGTAACTTTAGCTTCTACATTTGCTGGATTGTCACCTACCCAACTAACAGACCATAATCCTAAATCATTTATTTTGTTAAAGCAAGTATCGGCACCTTCAGGACAAACAATATCTTGCGTAAGTGTTTCGCCTCGTATACTACTTGCTCCTTTAGTTCCGAACTCTTTTATTTCTCCCCAAACATTATCGTGCATTTCTAATTGATTGTGAATCCCATATCTTACTTTTACTTTATTATCCTCAACTCTGTATGCTAAAGGAACGCCAATAGGTATTTCTTCATGTTGGTAAGAATATATACCGTATTTCATATAGAAGTCCATAGAGTCCTTCAAAACGTCTGTTGGAATTAAATCGTTCTGCTTATCTATTATCGGAGCATTAATGTATGTCTCCATAATTCTGTCATTATACCATTCGTTCCGATAGACTTGCCAACCAGTATCCGTAGCCATACGCCAATGGTAGGTTGGTAGTATTTACCATTGACGCTTGTATCGGCTTAGCAGTTTAAAGCACTATCAGGTACTGCTAGACCTATTACTATTAGGATTACAGTTGTCCTAATAATTCTTTCTCGTAACAATCATTACACACTTGGTCTGTGCAGTGATTAGACATTGTGTCGTACATATCACATTTGACGTAACGACGGTTTCTGCCTAGAGACAGGACTGCGGAGCCAATGTCGAATCTAGTCCAATGCTGTTTGCAAAAGATACACAATTCTAATGGCACATCCCATTCACTTAGTTCAGCGGTTATTTTCTCACCTCCTTTGTTTTTGTCATGCCTTTTTCATAATCTTGTTGAAGCTCTTTAGCTTCTTTAATTGTTCGGCAGTATGAAGGACAAGTTCTTGTCCTGCCATCTTCACCACCACCCATTCCTCCACAAGGTAACTGTGAAACTACATTAAAGTCAACCTTAAATCCTGTGTCAGGGTCATCCTGAAGTATTAGTCGGCCATCGCATTTCTCACACTTGCCATTGTCTAAAGTGTCCCAACAGTAGCCCATTATTTTCTCCTCCTGTCTAGGTATGCTTTCCATGCGATGTGGTCAACTAGTACAGGAAATCTTCTTGACCAATCCATTGGGCCAAAGCGAGTTATTTTGTACACATTAACAACACGAGTTCTTCTGAATCTGTATTTCTTGAGAGTAGTACCATTTGCTGGTGTGTGTTGGTCAAACACTTTGTTACCTTTCATAACACAGAAGTGTCCATTGATGTGAACAAGGTACCAAGCTTTCTTGTCTCTCATGTGATATGTTTCCCTGAGCCATTTAGCAAAAGTTACTTCCCATTCCATTTTGTGTTGGCATTCTTCAGGAGTTGAATCTGCATTGTATCCATATACATCTAACATATCAAGTGTTTCACGTAGCCAGACTCCAGAAACTGGTTTAGCATCTCTAAGTGAAAGTTTGCCAATCCTTTTTCTGTTACGAAGTCTTTGCATATCTTGGTATGCATTTTTGTAACATCTGCCTGTCAATACTGCCAAAGCAGTTGGGCCACACCATCGAGTTCTGTGAAAGTCTTGTGGCACTTGACCCTTTTTTCCTCTAGGCATTTTAGAATCTCCTTGAGTAGATGTCTGGGCCGTATGTTACGGCATGACGGAATTGTCTATAGTTTGCTGCGATTGATGATATGATTCTTCTGACCATTTTTTTGTTTTCCTTTTTGTGCCTCTTTTGGGCACTGTTATAGTTATATGCAATAGCATATATAAGCTATTGTGTTGGTCTGCATAGATGGAATTGCCATTTCTATCTATTTCTGTGCTACAAAGCAATTCCGAAAGGATTATATAATTATGGTAAATTATCTATAAAAAATTCTGATACACGATTCTTATGTTTTTCAAACGCTGGTCTAAGATATGGCATTGGGCCACCATTCTCACCTGTCCCTGTAGGTGTTCCGTATTCTACGTGTGCAGCGTATTCTACGTTAGTCCCTACACTTTTGCGTAGGTATTCCCTATTAACGTTGATACTACTCCTTAAACGTCCTGTATCAACAGGAACTTGTATTTGTGCTGATAATGATATAGCATCTGCGGTATCATCAAGTGCCATATCTAACACATCTGGATATTGGTCTAATAATTTTTTTAGTAAAGCTTGAAACTCATCTCCGCCCTTTATCTCAATAGCCATTATCCTTCTAACACTTCACCTATTGAAGCATCCCCATACTTTTCTTTCCATTTTTTATCAACGTATTTCTCAGCTCTTTCTAGGTATTTGACTCTGGCTTTGATTCCCATTTGCCTAGCTTGTTCTCTATCAGCATTTTTCCATTCCCTTTCTGATTGACACTCTT